TCATGTTTTTTAATATAAACCATGTTATCTCCAAATTTTTCTTGTGAAACGATGGTTTTTTCTTTACCATCAATAATAAAATAACCACCAACATCATTTAAACATTCACCAAGTTCAAATCTAGAAGTTTTTGGTAATCCTTTTAAAATACAAAAATCACTTTGCACCATAACAGGAAATTTACCAAGATACACCTTTTCAAGTGTAAGATTTCTTTTTTGAATATTTTGACCAATAAGAGATTCTTCTGTTTTTTCTTTCATTTTAGCAGCTTCAGTAACACTAAAATTAGAAATATTTATATTTCCTTTTTTAGCGCCTCCGTCTTTGTCTTCTTCAATAAGTAAATCGGGTTCTTCAGAATCATCTAAAATGTTTATAAATTCAATATCAATATCATAATGTATAGTCATTCCATATGTCATGTTTCTTAATCTAGCCTCGTTTGGATACATATAATGAATATTATTGTCATTATCATAAATAATAGGTTTTCCAAAATAAATTTTGTTACCTTCTTTTCCACCAAAATACATAATACATTTAGAACGATAATCTTCTAATTCATTGTCATATAATGCGAAAATTTCAACAGGATTTTTTTCTTTAAAAATTTGGAAAATTCCATTTTTAAAAAAGTCATTATAAGATTCAATATGATGGGTTACTAAATTTTGAGGATTATCTTCAAAATATTTGTGAATAACTTTCCATAAATCTTCGTTTTCCATACCTAACTATATATAAAATACAGTATATATTTTATGTTATTTTATTTAGCAAATTAATATCTTTTAATAAATTATAAATGGAAAAGCTTTTCAAAACTTTATTCGGTCCTCTTGACCAAAAATACTGCAATTATTTCTTATTTCTTTCAATTTTAGGATTTGTTCTTTTAGCTTTATTCTTAATATCTTTCGTATTTGTTGGCGTTATGACAAAGAAACCTTTTGATTTCTATTTAGGAGGCCTATTTGTAGCTTTAACATATTTACTATTTTATTTCCAATCTCGCTTATTACATTCAATGTGTGCGGGAACATTAATTAAATAAATGAGTTATATTTAATAAAAAAGGTTAGTTTTATAATATAAGATAATGGATATTTTATATTATAGCAATTATTGCAAACACAGTAAGAATGTAATAAATATCCTTACAAAACATGGTATGAATGAAAAATTAAGTTTTATCTGTATTGATAAAAGAAAAAAAGATCCTCAAACAAATCAAGTATTTATATTTTTAGAAAATGGAAACAAAGTAGTATTACCACCAAATATTCAGCGTGTTCCTACGCTATTGTGTGTTAAAAACAATTATAAATTAATTTTTGGAACTGATATTTTAAAACATTATCATAAAGAAATACAACAAGAGAATTTGAAAGCAACACAATACGAAGGAGAACCGATGGCTTATAGTTTTAATGGTGGTAGCGGTGGAACAAATATATTTTCTGAAAAATTTACAAGTTTATCTTTAACTCCCGAAGAATTAAGTGCAAAAGGAAAAAGTAATAATAGACCTTTATATAATTATGTATCTTATTCAGACAATATTGAAGTGATTAATACTCCTGATGATACATATAAACCCGATAAAATAAGTAGTGATTTAACTATTGACCAATTACAACAACAAAGAATGAACGAAATTCAATAAAAAATAAATAAGTTAAATTATTTAAATAAAAATAAGTAAAGAGAATAGTATGGATAAATCAACCATTTCTAAAGCGTTTAACAAACTTTTTTTTGAATTTCTAGATGATATTTTATTAGTATTTCCTGAAAGTAAAGAAATAGCACATGCTAAAAAATCATTTAGTATAGTAAAAATGGCAAACGCTACAATTTTAATTAAGGTTTGGAAAACACATGTATATGATAAGTATCAGGAACATATTGATGCAGAAGATATTTCTTTTTTCTTTGAGAAGGATTATTCAGATGATTTAGAGAATGTAGCAGGTGGAGATGATATTATTAAAATGATAGAAAATATTAGACAACCATTAGCAGGTATGGACGAAAATAATAAAAATCATTGCTCAAAATATGTATTAAAACTGAGTAAATTATCACTTCTATATCAAGATATTATCAAATCGTAATATAAATGGAACCTATTAAATTATTAAAAACAACTGTTTTTGCATCATTAATTGTTCAAATAATTACAGGAATTTTAAATATAGGAGTAGCTGCATTTGATTTCAAAGCATTTACATTTAGCGATGAAAGTAAAATTTTAGTAAAACTTTTATGGTTAGCCATTTTTGTGCAAATTATAGAAGGTATTTTCTATGTTTGGTTGGCTAATTCATTTGATTTTGTAAAAAATATAACAGTATATCGTTATTATGACTGGTTTATAACAACACCAACCATGTTATTTATATTAATTGTATATTTATCTTATTTGAACGATAAAGAAAAAATGAAGAAAGAGGATTCACAAAATATAAACAACATTTTATTAGATAAAGAAGATGAATTAGATGAAAAGAAACTTCAAACAAATTTATTAGTGTTTTTAAAGGAAAATAGAGTATTATTTTCAATTATTGTAATATTAAATGCGTTAATGTTATTAGCAGGATTTTCAGGTGAAATGGGTTGGATAAAAAATAGCACAGCTGTAATGTTGGGTTTTATACCGTTTATTGGGTATTTTTATTTAATACATGAGTATTATGCAAAATTTACAAAAACAGGTAGTCTGTTATTTTGGATATTTACAGGAATATGGTCTTTGTATGGATTTTCTGCACTAGCACCTTATATTCCTAAGAATATTTCGTATAATATTTTAGATTTAATATCAAAGAATTTTATGGAAATTTATTTATCAGTAGTATTACTTATGGTAATGAGAATTTAAATAAGTATTTCATTAATATTTGCAACAGTCCATTCATTATTTCCTATTAAAGAACGCTCCCAATCCCATATATGTATTTCGTCATCAATATTATACAAAACTTTTACATTTTGCTTTAATGGTCCAACATAAATATCCCATAAATTAGCAGGAGCTTCATTTTGTAATTCTTGAATATCAAAATATCCAAAAATTTTATCATTTGACTTTGCATATTCAATTAATATAGAAGAAGTTAAAATTTTCACATCCGGTTTTTTAAAAATAATTTCTTGTTTATCTTGTATTTTATTAATATAATTTAAAGCTCTTGATAATTCAGGAGTAGTATAATTCTTTTTAATGAAATTTCTTTTATCTTTAAAATGATGGAAAATAGTTTCGTAACCCTTATTTGCACCGATTAAGAACTGTGGTTCATTGAATTTAATTTTTTCCTGGATCTCATGGTCGAACATATTTGGTTGATATTTATATTCAGGAAGCGATTTTAATATGTTTTTTATATCGTTTTGACATCTCCAACCCCATGGAAATTTATTAGGTTCTATCACTTGTAATGTATATTTATGAATTAAAGGCATTAATTTACAATTTTTCATTATTTATAAATAAACTATATTATTTATAAATTATTTTTTTTTACAAATAGTTCTAATACATATATTATTTTCGTCTTTATATTTCGCCATATTAGGACCTTCTTCTATATATAAAATTTGAAAATTATTTTCATATAATATTTTTTTTAAATGTTCAATATCAATATAGTTTCTATAATGTTCTTTACCGAAATATACATTATTATCAATATCTTTTATACTTCTTGCTTCAATAGCTAAATATGCGTTCTTTGGTATTGTCTTTAAAAATATAACTTGTTCATTATTAGTAATACTATGAAAAGTAAATCTAGAATAAATTAAATCATAATTTGTTTTATCATTATCTATAAAACTTTCTATCTTATATTCAAAGTTGATTTTGTTATCAAATATAAATCCACAGTTATCAACACCAGTAACATTATATATTTTTGATAATTCATTACTATCTCTTCCATTTCCACAACCAGAATCCATTACATTTTTTATATTTTTTATATTTTTAAAATAATCAATTATAAAGAAACAAAAGTCGCTTGGTTTTTGAATATTAGGTTTATTTTCATAAAATTGTTTCCAATATATTTTTTGATCACTCATTTAATATATAATTATATTATATATGAAGACACATAATCGTTTTAATACTATATTAGTGTTATTAATTATTATTCTTTTAGTATGCATGGGATATTTAATATATTTACAATTTTTTAAGAATATAGAAGGCATGGGAAATAATAATTCTCAAGAAAAATTAAATAATACACTAATTAAAATTACCAATTTATTAAATGAAAATAATATTCATGATTGGTTTATTGGATATGGAACATTATTAGGTATTGTTAGAGAAGATTCCTGTATTGAGAATGATGATGATATAGATATTATTGTTAATGTAAAAGAAAAAGATAAAATACATAATATTTTAAAAAATGAAGGTTTTACATTAGATCATCATACATGTGATAGAATAATTAAAACAAATGAAACAGATGAATATGCTTCTGTTGATTTTTACTTAAGTGAAGTAGATAATAAAGGTAATTTTAAAGATAACTGGGAAAATGTTTTATGGAGTAATTGTTATAATTCAGAACAGAAGCTAATTATTTATCAATGGAAAACTACGTATTTGCATTTACCAAATGATTACAAAACTAAATTAGTAAATAGATATGGAGAAGACTGGAAAACTCCACAAGACACGAAAGGTCCTAATCCACCTAAAGAAATCATTTAGAGTTGAAGTTGTAAATTATTTATCTCATTAAATTATATAAAATGAAACGACAACGTTCTTCACCATCAGAATCATCCTCTTCTATATTCAATCTATCTCGCTATATTCCTTTATTGAACGGACAGCCTGACCCGAGAGCTGCTAAAAAAAAGAAGGTAAATAGCCGCGTTAAAGAAACAGCAAATAACCTCATTGACAAACATTTTAAAGAACATAGAGGGCCTAGTAGGATGATTGACGAGAGAAAGGTTCGTCATGTATATCATGCATTATGTGATGCAACTAATTTAGATGATAATGACGAAGACAAAGAAGATATAATAGAAGTATTAATACATGATTATCCACATATAAAAACAGGTCCGGCTTACGGAACGGACGAAAGAACGTTATTAATGTACACTATTAATCAGTTTTTTTATCCTGAAGAGAGTATAAACAGAAGACTACACGAATCCTGCGATCCTGAAGTAATATTAAATACTCTTATTGAATCTTATAATAGAAATAGAGTTGGAAAAGAAAAATTTAGTATGAATGAAAAAGTTTATACAGATGGAGATACTGATTTAATCAGATTAGTAAAACCAGATAATTGGGTATGGATAGGTAGCTTGGATTATCCTTATAATATGCCTGAATTAATTGATAATATTTCAAAAATTAAGGATTTAGATTTAAGACAAGAAAATGATAACGGAAAACCTGCATTTTTAGTGCTTGTAGAAAATATAGAGCCGTGCTATCAAAAATGTAAGCCTAAAAATGAAGGCAATCTAAATAAATACATGGAGGGAATTCCTTATCGTATAATAAGTATGTTAAA